TGTGTCTCACTATCTTGCAAGTTTTGATAGTGGCAATTACGCTAAAACTGTTGTTGAAGGAGACATACACGAGGCTAACAGAGTTGCTACTAACCTTCCTACTAGAGATCAAGCTAAGACTTTTATTTACGGACTACTTTATGGTGCGGGGGACGCTAAACTGGGACAGATTGTTGGCAAGGATGCAAGAGAAGGTAAGAAACTTAAGGATTTATTTTTTAAGAAAGTTCCAGCGTTCAAGAAGTTAAGGCAGAAAGTATTTACTAAAGCAGAGAATGGTTTTCTGTTTGGTCTAGATGGTAGGAAAGTACCAGTTAGGTCAGTACACTCATCACTTAATACGCTGTGTCAATCTGCTGGTGCTATCATATGTAAGAAGTGGGTAGTAGAGTTTCACAAGTGTATGGAGAAAGCTGGTTTTATAGAAGGAACAGATTATAAACAGGTAGCGTTTGTACATGATGAGATTCAAGTACTTGTAAAGAAAGGTATTGAGGATGAAGTAGGTAGAATAGCTGTTGAAGCAATAACTATAGCAGGAAACCTTCTGAATCTAAACGTACCACTAACAGGTGAGTATAACTTTGGTTCTAATTGGGCTGAAACACACTAGAATAAAGGGGATTATGAAGTTACTTATAGACGGAGACATTTTAGTTTATAAAAGTTGTCTCGTTGTTGAGAAAGAAGTAGACTGGGGAGATGATATTTGGACTTTACACTGTGATTTCAAAGATGTAAAGAAACTTATGGATAGAGACATATCAGAACTACAAAAGAAGTCATGTGCAGACTCCGTTATGATCTGTCTGAGTTCACATTTAAACTTTAGGAAGGACATCAATCCTGAGTATAAATCTAAAAGAGTAGGCACAAGAAAACCTGTGTGCTACACACCTTCAAGAGCATACCTAACAGAACACTACGATTCTACTATGTCTAAGTGGTTAGAGGCAGACGATCTTCTTGGTATCTTATGCACACAGAGTCCTGAAGAAACTTGTATAGTATCTGCTGATAAAGATTTACTTACTATTCCGGGTAAGCATTGGGACTTCCAAACTGAGCAGGTGTTCGACTTAAGTGAGAGTACAGCAGAAAGAAACTTCCTAATGCAAACACTAACAGGTGACGCTGTAGACGGTTACTCTGGATGTACTGGAATTGGTAAGGTCTCTGCAACTAGAATCCTAGACGATGTAGATAAGAAGAAAAAGAACAGGTGGGAAACAGTATTAAAGACCTACAATGAAAAGGGATACTCTAAAGAAGATGTCGTTACTCAGGCTCGTATGGCATACATACTACAAAAGGAACAGTTCAACGGTATAGATAAGTACCCTACACTTTGGGAACCACCAGTAAAGGAGACAACATGACTAACTATAGTTTAGATGAGAGAGAAAGAAATGAATCTCAAAAGCAAAGAGAACAGAGAGCACATGGATTAGATGAGAGGTATAGTTCAAAGGAAGGGTTTGGAAGAGATGACCAAAAGGACATTAAAGGTATTGTAAAGTCTTCTAAACCATGTCAACAGTGGGATGCACAAACTCAGAGTTATGTTTTTGTAGATGGAGTATATGAGGATGAGGAGGTAACCAACCCAAAGCATTATGATAAGGTAGGGTTTGGTATACAACCTCTTGAATACATAACTGCTAATGAATTAGATTTTTTAGAGGGGAATATAATCAAGTACGTTTCTCGTTATCCACATAAGGGTGGAGTAAATGACTTACTAAAAGCTAGAACATACTTAGAAAAACTTATTAAACGAGAGGTAGAAAAAACATGAGTAACACATTACCAACACAATACCAACAGTACATACACCTCTCAAGATACTCACGATGGGACTATAAGAAGAAACGTAGGGAGACATGGGATGAAACAGTAGATAGATACTTTGACTTCTTTAGAAAGCATCTTAAAGAAAACCATAACTATAAAGTACCTAAAGAGTTAGAGAAGGGATTGAAAAAAGCTGTACTCTCACTAGATATAATGCCTAGTATGAGATGTTTAATGACAGCAGGACTAGCACTAGAGAAAGAAAACATTGCAGGATATAACTGTGCTTACCTACCTATCGACACACCTCGTTCATTTGATGAACTACTCTACGTACTTATGAACGGTACAGGAGTTGGATTTTCAGTTGAGTTCAAACATACAAGTTTACTTCCTTTTGTACCAGACAAACTACACGAGACTGACACAGTTATTGTAGTCAGGGACTCAAAACTAGGATGGGCAAAAGCTTTCAGAGAACTTATCTCATTACTCTACTCAGGTTTGGTTCCTAAATGGAGTACAGAAGGAGTTAGAAAAGCTGGTTCACCGTTGAAAACTTTCGGTGGTAGAGCAAGTGGGCCTGAACCTTTAGAGGATTTATTTAGATTCACAGTACGTACCTTTAAAGAGGCTACAGGAACCAAACTAACACCACTACAATGTCACGATATAGTTTGTAAGACAGCACAAGTAGTTGTCGTAGGTGGAGTACGGAGAAGTGCTTTACTGTCTCTTAGTGATATAGGTGATGAACAAATGAGAGCCTGTAAGTCAGGAGAGTGGTGGCACAGAGAACCACAGAGAGCGTTAGCTAACAACTCTGCTAACTACCATAGTAATCCAGATGTAGGTACATTTCTTAAAGAATGGCAAGCCCTTTACAATTCCAAGTCTGGTGAACGAGGTATATTTAGTAGTGCAAACGCAGAGAGACATGTAAATAGTTTGAATAAATCAGAAACTAGAAGAGAACCTCAGTCTGACTTTGGAACTAACCCATGCTCTGAGATAATCTTAAGACCTCGTGAGTTTTGTAACCTCACTGAAGCAGTAGTACGAGCAGACGATACAGTAGAGACACTACAAAACAAGGTAGAACTAGCTAGTATACTAGGTACATGGCAATCTACTCTGACTAACTTCAGGTACTTAGGAAGTAAGTGGAAGACTAACTGTGAAGAGGAGAGACTACTAGGAGTATCCCTGACTGGTATAATGGATTCCCCACTAACTAATGGGACTGGTAAAAAAGATTTACCAACCCTACTAACCGATTTAAAAACTAGAACTATAAAGACTAATGCTGCTTATGCTGACCAGCTTGGTATATCCAAGTCTGCTAGTATAACATGTGTTAAACCTTCTGGAACAGTAAGCCAACTCGTTGACTCTGCTTCTGGAATCCACACACGCCACAGTCCTTATTACATCAGAACTATTAGAGCCGATGTAAAAGATCCCCTGTGTAACCTTCTGATTGATAGTGGAGTACCTTGCGAGCCTGACGCTACTAACCCAAGTAACGTAAAGGTCTTCTCATTCCCCATGCGATCCCCAAAGTCATCGCTAACACGTAAGGATCTCTCTGCTATCGAACAGTTGGAACTCCATAGAACCTACTCTAAGTTTTGGGCTGAACATAAGGTGAGTCAGACTATATCAGTTAAAGAAGAAGAGTGGCTTGAGGTGGGTACATTTGTATTTAACAACTTTGAGGACATCTCTGGTGTATCCTTCTTACCTTACTCAGATTTTGTGTATAAACAAGCACCTTATACTGAGTGTGGAAAAGATGAGTTTACCTCGTTAAGTTCTGGTATGCCTACTATAGATTGGAGTAAACTAACCGAATATGAACTACTAGATAACACAACATCATCACAAGAACTAGCATGTACTGCTGGAGGTTGTGAAATATAAGGACATTTATGGACTATAACTTAGTATCCAAAGAACTAATTCAATACCTTGAAGAGATGTTTCCTAATGTACTTCCACCTAAAGGAACTGATGAAAAACAACTACTATTCTTACAGGGTCAAATGTCTGTAGTGGATAGACTTAAACAACTTTACGAGGACGACCATGTGCATGCCGACAGCAGCCCCTAAAATGCCTAAAATTGAGATGCCTCCACCACCTCCACCACCAGCAATGAGGGATGAACCAGAGGTAGATGCCGCAGAATTTGAAATGAATGATGCACCAGATTCAGCTACAAAAACTAGAAAGAAATATAGGAAGAAAAGTAAAGGCTCATCTAAATCAGTAGGGAGTTCAGCTTATAAAGGTGGAGGATTGAATGCAGTATAAAAGGAGTATATAATGTGTACAGCAGGAGTTTATGAAGCAAGGGATAAAGCTGTTGACGATACAAGAAGCTCTGCAAAAGAATATGCAAGACGTATGGAAGCAGAAAAAGGTCGAGTAGAAGATA